TTAAAGAGAATTTATCTTCAGGTTCAAAAGCTTTTTTCATTTCGCCTTTGTCATTTTTAACCATGAGCTTCATGATTAGTAAATCAACTAATACTGTTAAATCTTGAAAGTTATTTGATTTTTTAAAGATAACATTTTTTTCTTCAAGAGTTAAAGGTTCTGAATAAAAGACAGACGCATTTCCATTCTCATCTTTCCACTCCTCAACTTCAATCGTGATCGTTTTAAGAGTTTCAAAATGAGTTTTGACTCTGTCAATGACTGACATAAATTATTACGATACAGTACCTTGAGTTAAAGCACCAGTTCCTTGAAAAGTAACACTTCTTGAAGTGATACCATCCATAGTGACTGCGACTGACATTCCTGTTACAATTCCTGTTCCACTAAAAGATACATCTCCACTTACATTACCCTCTGGTAATAAAATGAAAGCTAAACTTGTACCTACGTCTAATGCTTCTTGTGCAGTATCGCCCTCATCCCAGTGGCATTCGATTGAGCCACTAAATGAAGTTCTACCAGCTACAAAAGTCTTTGCAGAATTTGTTAAAGCTGAATCTTCAACAACATCTGCTGACGTTTCCAAAGTGAAACCAGTAACATTTGCCGCCACATTACCAGCTACCTTAACAATACCCTCTTTTCCATGATGGGCCATTATTTATTCTCCTTGTTTTTAAATTCTGGTTTTTTAGGTTGGATATTCACTTTACCTTGTGAACCTTTAATCACAACTTTATTATTACCATTAATTGTTTTATAGCCAAGCTTTTCAAATTTAGCAACAGAATTTTCATTAACTATTACTTCTTCTGAACCTTTACTCATTTTAATATCTTTAGCCATAATTCCTTTTAATCCTTTTCTTCTTCTTCGTCAATATCTTCGTCAAGTTCTTCTTCCTCAAAATCCTCTTCTTCATCAATATCTGTTTGTTCTTCTCTAACCTCTTCTACCAAATCTTTAACCTCTTCACAAAGTAAAGATTCTTTATCGTGTAATTTTTCTATTTGATGTACTTTTTTTGCTATCTTATCTAATATTTTATCTACTGACATTGTTTCTCCTATGGTGTTCCAGCATCATATTTATACATACATCTTACAACCATTCTAATACCGCCTACTGGAAATAATGTACCCTCATCGGTTTCGACTTGGACAACTTCGGTATCGAGTGCATTGGAATCTCTTGTTATATCAGTTTCTAAAGCAGTTTCAATCGCTGTAATTAAAGCATTTCTTAATGTATCTATGTTGGTATTCGCACCTTTAACAAAACCTAATACAACAAAGTCAATCGTGCCTACTCTCATTTTAGCACCACTTCCTAATTCTTGATCTTCTCTATTTTCTTCTGATGTTTGAATAATAACTGCTGGATATTGTGCTTGTGATAATTCTTCTAATTCAAATGGCTGTCTAGTACAGAGCTTAACATCAGGACTACTGATGGCATCTATAACTGTTTTAATATTACTCGCTATATCTTCTCTTACACTCATATTCTTGTTGCCCTTATTTGTTTTTCTACAAATCTATTGAATGCTTTACCTATAATATTTTCTGTTCTTGAATTAAAGCCAAAAAATTCTCTTTTTGTATTACCAAGAACTTGATTGAATAATGCTCTTTGTCGCATTTGGGCATTGGAAAAAGAAACACCAACAATATTATTACCTATTTTTCTTACAGTTTTTCCGCTAGGAGTCAAAGCACCTAACATTCGACCTGAATAAAATAAATCTACTGCTGTTTTTTTACCCTCTCTTTGTAATCGTTTTAAATAACCCTCTGAATAAGGAGCAAAAGGACTACCTCTGAAATCCTGTCCTTTGGCAGTTTTAGTTCTGATAATATCTAATAAATGAAATCCAGCTTGTAGGAGTCCTTTATCAATAAATCTGGGAAGTTTTTTTGCTAGTCTTTTAAAGTTTTTGGCTACGACTTTGGAGTTAGTTTTTAATTTAACTTCGGCAACCATTATCTAGTTAATCTTCTAAAGCCATGTAAAGGTTCTCTTTCACTAGCAGAGATTGATCCACCAGCATCGCTATCGTAATTTACACCATCTTCTAAAATAGTTTGAAATTCTTTAACGTAAGCTGATGAATAAAACTCAATCATTCTTTCAAATCTGTCTTTGTCAGCTTCAGGTCTAAATTTAGTTAATGCTGGTAGATAAAATCTTGATAAAAATAAATACACTCCAGCTCTTTCAAACTGGTCAAGATCAACTTTAGTATTAACCATTTCAGCAGTATTTAAAACTGTGATGTCAGTATAAATATTTGATTTATACATTGGCCACCACTTAATTCTTAAATCTCGTAATATGTCATTAGTGGTTTGTGCTAACCAAGCTGTAACAGAAGATGCTCCACTTGCAATACCAAAATCAAACGCATCGGTTTGATAAGCAGTTACATCAGAAGCTGCTATAACATTTGCACCTGAAAAATTTGCCATGTTACTTTACCGCTAATATAATAATCAAAACAGCAACCGCAATTCCTATTGATACTTTAGGATTTGCTTTAGCCATTTTCCAATATTCTTTAATCTTATCCATTTACTTTTTTCCTTTTTTGCCTTTTTTCGGCTTTAGTTTAACAACATTTTTTGCTTTAGCAATTACTTTGTCATTAACTTGCTTTACTTCTTTTACCTTATCAGAAACTAATTTAAAACCTCTCATTTTAAAATTTTTTATATTAGCTTCATATTGTTCTTTTGATCTAGTAATAATTTTTTTACCATTGGTTAGTTTGATGTTCATACATTCTCCTTTGTTTATTCGTAAGTATTAGGGCGATTTCTCGCCCTAATATAAGTATTACTATTGTAGAGATGAATCTACGTTCAGTTCAACACCATAAGTGTCGTGAAGTTCTCCAACTCCATATACTGATGTTGCCACAATTTCATCTGCTCTAAGAGAAGCATCTCTTTGAGTTTCGATTTTCAAGTCTTGCATCATTGCTAGACCTAAAGCATCTTTATGAAATACAGCACCTTTGTAATCGCCTGTTGTTCCTGGATTGTTACCAGAGCTGTCCGCCATATTTGAAGTTTCAAATATATTAACTCCAGCTACTTTACCAACAAAGCCATTTCTTAATGCTTCATTTGATAATTCAGTACTTAAACCCGCAAACGTATTTGTTAAATTACTTTTTAAGTCATACGCATTTAGAGGGTGAAATACTCCTGATATGTCCGCTGTTGGAACACCATTTTTTCTTAATTGTGCTACTGCATTAAATACATTAGCCGCACTTAAGACTGCTGTTCCGTCATTAACTTCAGTAGAGAAACCATCAAATAGTGCAGTTAAATCTACATCTATTTTTTTTGCGATTGCTTCTCCAAACAATCTTCCAATGTCTGCCGCAACATTTCTAGGAGACGCATTTCTTCCTAAATCTGTCAAAGTAGTCATTATTCCATTTTCACTTGCTGTAATAGTTACAGAAGATGGATTGATTGCTGTGTTAGATAAATCAGTTGCTTCCGATACCGCCGCCGCAGAAACTGTTGCGTAGATAGGAACTTCGACTGACTTTCCACCACCGCTAATAGCATAGTTTTTTACAAGTGGTCTCATTACTGATCTTTCACTTGCTACGAACAATGCTTCAGCTACTATCTCTGTGTATAGTTCCGATAGTGTAGAACTTGTGCTTTCGTTTGCCATTGTTATTTTTCCTTATTATTTACTTGTTAAATTAATTTGAGTAGGTTTTGAGTCTCGTTCTTTGCGATACTCTGCATATTTAGCACGATCCTCTGGCTTACTCATATCTAAATCCTGAATATTGAAAGGTTTTACAGTTTTCCCCTCGACAGAACTCTGGCTTCCTGTGCCAGATTTACCACTTACGGAAAAGTGTGGATTCGCCTGTAAGAACTCCTTAACTTTTTCTTCAATTGTTAAGAGGTTTCCTTTTTCGTTATAACGAATATTTGAATTATTATCAAGTATTTCTACTCTACCATCGTCATTTAATTTAATTGCATCTTTGAGTAAAGAAACCACTTGGCTTGGATTGATGGCATTGTTTTTGGAAGCAACAGCCATAATAGAATTATCAATTCTTTCTTTCTTGATTTCATTCTTATACTTTAGAATTTCTGTATCTTTTTCAGATATTCTTTGTTGCATAAGCTTTTCAAGTTCGGCTTTTGATTTAGCTTCCTTAACTTCTTTTTCTTTGAAAGCTTCTTGTTCTGCTTTCTTTGCATCATCTAATGTTCTTTGATGTTTCTTTTGCTCGGCATCTAATCTTGATTTGATAATGTTATCAAGTTGAGCTTGGGTAAAAGTTTGTTGTTTAGGTGCTTCTACTTTTACTTCTTCTTTTGGTGTTTCTGTTTGTTCGTTTTTCGGTTGAACTACCTCTGTTTCTTGCGTCATAAGACTCCTGTTAGTTATTAATTGTTATGTATTACCAATGATTTAATAAAAAATCAAATGTCAAAATCTTCGGTCTTATCGAAATTTTTACCTAAAATCTCTTCTAAATCTTTATGTTTAATTTTCTCATTGGTATCTACTGCTCTTATCATTAAAGGTATCAATGCTTTTTCTTCATCCTCACTCATTGCT